TGAGTCAGCTTCCAAAAGAATTAAGGAAAGATGTACCAATGCTCAGGGAGAACTTAGAGATACAGGATACTCAACAGCTTCCCTTTAATGCATACTATCCTCATAAAGCTCTTGATAGGAAAAGTGCAAGTGAAGCTATTAAGAGAGCCCTTGACTTGGTTAATAATGATGGTTCAATGACTGAGAAAGATAGGATTGATGAGGTAAAGAAATTAAGCTTCCATCATAGGCAATTAACAGGGGACTGGCTGTCTGTTGACCCAATGGAAGATACTTATAAACATTTAGACATTGCTCATAGAGAGATAGCTGAAGGCAAGAAAGAAAGTGAAAAAGGAATTAGATGGTTCCATGCTAACCAAAGGGTTGGGAGTCAGCATTCTAGGTCATCACATATCCCAGGCTGGAGAGTTGCTCCTGAAATATATGAAAGTTACATGAAAGATATCCTTGGTACTTACTACAGACTAGTTGCTCAAGTAGCCTCAAAGACAGCAATAACTGACTTTATGTATAAGAACTTAAAGAAATACTCTAACCCAGATATGACATTAGCATGGGTTGATTTCTACAACCTTTATGTTCAGGGGGCTATGGGATACCCAAGTAAAATACCTCCTCGTGTAATGAATAATCCTTTGATGAAAATAAAGGGAACTCCTTATGCATGGTTCGCCGACAGCACTGTATTAAAAAGGATGAATAAGATAGCTAAAAAGTTTGGACTTAGGCAAGACGCAAGGCTTCCAGAAGAGTTAAAAGGGTTTGATGCTGGACAGCTTGCAGCCTGGGGGAATCTTGAAGCAAAGTATCAATTAGCATCACTTCTCATGCACCCTAAGTTCAGCATTGCTAACCTTTACGGTGGTTCAGTTCATACTTTGGTTTCAACTGGTTTTGATAATTTTAAGAATTCTCATAAGTTTGGATATTTAAAAAGACATCTCAATCCTAACTGGGAAAGTATGAAGGATGTGGATAGCTGGGTACATAGCCATGGTGTGATTGAAGAGTTTATGAGGTACGAGGCAGATATAAACCCACAACTTAAAAGCCATAGATGGCAGAAATTTATAAAAGAAGCATCGGGAAAGATTAGAAAGGACCCTGAATTAGAAGATGTATCCCTATTAGCTCTTGCTAAAAAGCATGGGATAACTGAATCAATGCTTGATAAAGCAGCTGTCTTCATGAGAAAGCCGGAACGTATATTGCGTAGGAATGCATTTGTTGCTCATTATCTACAGGCAAAAAACCATTTTGGTGCTGCATATAAATTTGACCATCCCCATCTCATAGAGTTTGCTAAAAAAGGCGTGAAAGGTACACAGTTTTTATACAGTGCTCCTCATAGACCCATGTTTGCAGCTACAACTACTGGTAAAGTAATGACTAGGTTCCAGCTCTGGGCGTGGAACTCTGTTAGGTTTAGAAACCAGGTACTAAGGAATGCTGAAATATATGGATGGCGTGAAGGCACACAAGAATTTGAAAGATATAAGCGGCTGGCAGTTGCAGACCTCATGATGTTATCACTTGGTTCCGTGTTTATGTACTCCCTCTTCGAGAATGCGCTGCCAGCTCCTTATAATTGGTTCCAGGATTTTGCCGACCTTATGTTTGGAGATGATAAAGAAAGGGAGAGAGCGTTCTTTGGGTCATATCCATATCCTTTGCAGCCTCTACAAATGGTAACGCCCCCAGCCCTTAGAATACTCCCTCCCTTATTTAAAGGGATAGTTACAGATGATTACTCTAAGTTAAGTGGTTATTACATTTGGAGTATGTTCCCAGGTGGTAGATTTGCTAGAGATATAAAGGGTTCAATAGAAAATCCAAGTCGTTTAGTTGAAAAGATGACTGGCCTTCCTTATCAACAGTTCTCTCGCGAATTAAGTAAAGAAAAAGATAAAGAAAAATTAAGACCAAAAGGACTTTTGCAATGAAAAAGGTAAAAAATAAATTAGTTTGGGTTTCCTATCCTTATGCAGTGCTTGTTGAAAAAAAATGCTAAAAACCGAATTCAAATTTTGGGATAATTTTTAGAAATGGCTTTAAAGGGACTCATAGGAATGGCAGCAGGTGGAGCTCTTGGCTATGGGCTTGCTCCTGAAGATGAAAAAGAGGAAGTAGCAGCTGCGTTTTCTGGAATACTAGGTGCTGGGTCCTATTTACCTAAGTATCTTATGTCGGAGTCTGGCAGGGGAATGAGTAATTTCCAAGAAGGTGCTTATAATCTAGAAGACTTAAAACTTAAAAATATTGCAGATAAAATAGCTGCCAGATTTGGTGGGAATATGGGTGTATCCACTAAAAGAAATATCCTTAAGTTCGCTAGGGGTGAAAATCTTACCGATTTACAAAAAACATTTGATGATTTATATGGTACTGGGGAAAAAAGGGCAGGAAGAGAATTAAGGGCTTATCAAAAGAAGAGAAGTAACTATAATGTTACTCCAGAAGAATTACGACTAAAGGAACTATATCAACGAGACAAGATGACAAATGCTATATTAGACCGTAAGATAGCAAGACTTGAGAAGATTCCCATTGCTAAACCTTCTGGTTATGGACTTTCTCCTGACCAACAAATGATTTTAAGGGAATTAAAGGAATTAAAGTCTCAAAAAAGGAGGGTTGGTATGTCAGGAAGAATGTATAGACATGAGATAGCTAAAAATGAAGTCCAGGCTATGACATGGGGAAAGAAATTTAGTCCAGGCAGGCTTAAACGTGGTGGATATCAGTATGAAGGAATGTATAGATGGGGAGATGTGAAGAGCTTTATGAATAATAGTGCATCGGCCGCATGGGAAAAAGATGCTAATTCTTGGATAAGACAATTAGGAATTAATCGTAATGTTATGTTAAACGATAATAAGGCAATCCATGTTATACGAAATATACATAGAGGAGACAGAGCAATACCATTAAAGCTTGGTAAGAAATATGTTCAACTTGGCGAGAGAGTATCTTATATGCTTGGTAATGGACATATTAAGAATATGGCTGGACTGAAGGACTATTTAAGATATGCTTTAAAGCAGCATCCTCAGTTTTATGCGCTTTCTAAAAGAGAGTTAAGCGAAGGAAAAACAATTGAATCAATTGTTAGCAGGATGGCAAATGAAGTTAAAAACAGTGGAGGTTTTGTGAAGAAAAAAGTATATGGTGGCGGAGGATTAAAGCTAAGGGGGAATTTTAGACTATCTAATCTTGGTGGTGTATCTACTTTATATTTAGAAGGCGGCATAAATACGACAGCTGAGTTTAAGCCCATGATGGTTGGTAAAAACAATAGGTTATATATAGCAGAGCGTATCCTTAAATCTGACATGCAGGATTTACCTGGTTCCGTTCAATCTGGGATTCAAAAGAATCCACCGCTTGTTGTGGATGAGTACATTAGGAGAATAGACCCAACCGAAGCGGACAGAACAAAGAGAATTAAGTATGGGAAACTAAAATCCGGAACCCCTTTTGATGACGATGCATTAACTGGACTAAGAAATAAGCAGTTAAATAGGACTGAGGTAATGCAGGACTGGAGACGTGGAGGTCCTATAGTTGAAAAGGTCAAAAAAGCTGCTAGTCAGATTAAGAAGATTCCTACAAAGAGGACACTTCGTTATGCAGCAAGAAGACTTCCAGGTGCAGCAAAAGTTGCTGCTACAGCAGGACTTGGTGGATATGCATTATATGAAACATTAAAAGGTAAAAAGAATTAATAATGACATGGCTATTAACTATCTTGATGAGTCTCTATGTACTCAGTGTGCAGCTTGTTGTTATAATCCTGAAACTGGGGAAAAGTGTAAGTACCTTATGAAAAATAATAAATGTTTTATCTATAAGACCAGGGACAAATTGAGACCGTGGTATTGCTGCTATGCCTATGAAATTCCACTTGGCTATGTTAATGTTCCTAAACAATGTGGCTATAGAGAAGAGAATATCAAGAAAATCGCCACTTAAGTAGTTGTTATATAAAAAAAACGCTCCCGATTTCTCAGGAGCGCCGCCTCAAAGGGGATTTAAGGCTATTGGGATTAACGATATAGTCGAAATACTCACATGTATCAACTATATCTAGACAAAGTTTCCCAACTTTCGTTTCTTCAATTCTTATGCCAATCCTGACTTTACGCCCAGGTTTCCCCTTTACTTTCATTTCAACACCAAGGCACTTCCCATTACTATAATTAGCACAGTTTTTATGAGCTACCTTTTCCTTTTCCCTAGTAGTCTTCATAATCTGCCTCGTAATTATAATCGAATGCGTCTATTAAATAATCAAATGCCTTAGTTATTTCATCTTCGTAGTCCTCTTCTATTATTTGTCCGCCAAATCCTGCATCTAGCCTTTCTAGAACTTCTGAATCTTGTCGTAGTATTTTACGAACATTTTGAGATATACGTTGTTCGTAAATCTCTGAGGGCTTGTATTCTGCTGTATAGCTGCTGTATCTATTCATATTAACGGAGACCTCACTTGCCTATTTCTGTCATTATTTATCCAACCACGAACAATCACGACGTACTTCGCATGCTTAATCCCCGTTAATATACGTCTAAACTAAGTCATGGACTTACACCTTTAATCTTTTCCATGTATTCTTTTTTGGGGTCAACCTTTTTATCTATAGCTGTTTTATGTCTTTCGTCCTTTATTCGTTGTTGCATCTCATTCAATTCTTTATATAATTGAGTTTCCAATTTTGTTACTTTGTTCCTTCCCAGTTTACCAAAGTGTGTTTCAATCATATTGTTTAAACATATAAGTTCTGTTTCTGTGAGCTTGATTGTAATTGTACATATATCATTCATTTTCATACCTTAGGTTCATGCCTTAGGAGTTGTCTAAGGTTGGACGTTAGGCTTTTAATGCGAATTTCCTTGATGTTGTGTTCTTTATTATGTTCACATCCACATTCTACGCTCAATTCAACGTCATCACCAATATCCCAATCTGCTTCTTTCCATATTTCAGATGGTATGTTTATCACTTTACTTTCTGTACTTCTTAGTATTGCTCTCATTAATAACGGCCTCCTTTAGCCAGTTTCCTCATTATATAGTTTCTTATCTCTTCTTTCTGTTTAGAAACCCAGTCAATTATATTGCAATAATCCTCTTCATTAAGTGGTCCCTTACGAGTATTACATGTTTTACAAATAAGCTGAAGATTTGACTTTATTGATGGGCCTCCTTTATTCAGGGGAACAATGTGGTCGCAAGCAATATTGCGGAATGTAAGCTGCTTATTACAATAATGACATTCATTACCGTACACCTTTAAGAACATCTTCTTGATTTCATCAAGTGTGATGTTAAATTCCACTTCATTTTCTTGCGACCTTTTCTTGAGACTAGACTTGAGAGCTGACATCTTTCTGGAAAGTTTGGAATATACCTTTTTCCAAAAATTGCCGTGTAGCTCTTTCAATACAGGCTCAAATTGTTCCCTGGTTGACACTATTTATCTTTTTCCCATTCTTTTGTGTTTGGGACAAATCCTTCTTCCCATCTTAAATGATTTGCTTTGGCCAACTTTTTTATCTTCTCATTTGCCTCATAATATTCTTCTCTAAGGTCATTAACTTGTTTGCTTAGAGAATATATATGCAAATTAGCATTGGGTTTATAGGATTTCTTTTTCCGTTTCTTTCTCCAGAATGGATAAAATAGGCTTTTCATGACTGTATCATCTCATATTCTGCGAAAGTAGTTCTTCCACGGTTAACTCTGGTTGTTTTGATATTGCTGCCCTTCTTCTTTAATAAGTGGATAATAGCAGCAAGTCGCATACAACCAAACTGGTCTAGAGCCATTCTAGGGTTAATCCGTCCTCCGTTTTGTAATATCCGAAGAATAGATTTCTCCTGTGACTCTTGTCTTATTGGATTAGCTCCTCTTGTTCCATTCATTTTCTATTGTTCCTAGTTGTAATGTTATAGTGAATTTCCATAAATTGACTGTTACCTGGAAGTAATCACCATGTTTATCTATCTCATACATCCCGCCGATTCCGAATATAAATAGGAAGAATATCTGGAATCCATATTTCCATAGATGTATCTTTAAAAGACGTGTCATTTTACCATCCTTATTCTATTAGTTTCCTGCGATTCTCTGATAATTGCATCTGCTCGCATTAACCTAAAGTTAGGTTGCCATTCAAGTTCAACATCAAACAGTTCACCATCAGTATTCTTGAATAATTCAACTTTTCTGTCTTTTCTTTTCGCGTTACCTGATATACCAAGCACTTTTCTAGAAGCATTTTCAATAGCTCCTGAGCCTTTGCCTGCATATAGGTCAAGTACCTCATCTCTTGAATAGGTACGGCTTGTTTGGGAAAGTTGGATAATTATCAAGTCCATATTCACAGCAAGGCTTGCTAATGAATGGCTTATATACCTGATACTCTCATACTCTCCGCGTATGTGTTTAGGGGGTTCTACCAAGTCAATATAGTCTACTACTACGCACCTTGGCTGCACACTTCTGACCATCTCTTTTATCTTTTCTACAGTAGGAGAGACCGTCTGTACTACAATGTGACTTACATCATCTTTATGGAATTTATATATCTCCTTAAAGTTTGTTTCTATTTGTTTCTTCTTCATACC